TAAAGCAGGCCACTAGCAACACTGATGAGGCCTAATGGCCGAAACTGGCAGCCTCAGGGCTGCTAGTCTGTTGCAAAAAGCAACCTAACAAATAAACAACGGAGTAACTATGATATGTTATGATTGTGAAGCCTCTGAAGGTACTCTATTAAAAGAGTTTCAGGAAGAGCCAGAAAAAAGCTACAGCTATGCAGACTTGATGAGAATGACTGAAGTTTGCGCCAGCTGCGGTTCTGAAAATATAAAAACAAACTAACAACGAACGGAGTAAACATGTACTTTGACAATGTAGAAATAAAAATACTTAGTAATGACTATGACCGTAAAGGTAAGCCATTTACTATCACAAGCCATGAATTTAACTTTAAAGATGGCGTTAAAGCTAAAGACTTAGCTAGGTTCTTAGAGGATAGTACGGACTCTTTAGGTTATAGGGCACAAGGCAAAGTCTCAGTTAAAATTGAGATTGATAGCAGGGAAGAGTAACACTGAAGAGCCTTCAATAGGCGAAACTAGGCGGGCTATTGTCTGCCTAGTCTGTTACAGTCATAGGACTTGACGGTGACTTTTAAACTTAATATAGGAGTTATTGATTTATGCTAGAACTATTCTTACAAATGCCGTTAGAATGTAAAGTCATAGGACTTAGCGGTGTTATTTTTTATTTGTGTTTAATAATAGCAACAAAGGAGAATAATTAATGTCTAAAATGCCTAAAAATAAAAAGCAAGAGATAATAAGTTTTTTACAAAAAGTATTTAACCCTGAACAATTTACAGATGAGCTATCACCTAATCAAGTGGCTTTTAGAGCAGCTACGTTGATTGAACGTGTTATTGAAGGTGAAGATACACCCATAGTTAATCTTGAAAAAGAACTTATGGTGTCTGTACGTGAACCAGACTAAGGTACCCATAGTAGATACTAACAACATTAACCCAATTATATACAAAGGAGTTAACATTGGCTAAACTAATTGAAAGCATGCCTACCTACCGTGATGAGCTAGCACATGAAAAAGAAATGGCTGAGCTAGGTAAAAATAGAACTAATAAAAGACTAACATCACATGTCCAAAGAGAAGAGGAAAGTGTAACCAGCTATGGTAAAGTTATGGTTGCAAACACAATCAGGCCTTTAGCTATGGCTATTGGTGAATGGCTTGAAGAGACATCTAAAAAGACTATTGGTAAACCACCAATTGCTTTTATGAAACTAGCTGAAGTGGAACCAGAAGTATTAGCATTAATCACTGGTAAACACATTATCAATACAATAACGCAGTACAAACCATTGACTGCTACGTGTATATCTCTTGGCGGTAAAATAGAGACTGAGATTTCATTAAGAAATTTTAAAAGTTTAAATCCTGAACTTTACGAAACAGTAAAGGCAGACTTAGACAAACGGTCTTTTAATTACACCTACAAAAGAAGGAAGCTAAGAGAAAGCGCTAAGCGTGATGAAGTAATGAAATGGGAAGAATGGACTACACCTGTTAAATTACATGTCGGTATCAGACTTGTTGAACTTATGATTTATGCAACAGGTTTAATTGAAATAGGAACGGAAACAGTTAAACATAAAAAAGCTAAAATCATAAAACAAACTGAGAAGACCAGAGAGTGGATTAAAAATAGAAATGGTTTTAATGAACTATTAAACCCAGAGTATCTACCCACAGTGATGCCGCCAAAAGCGTGGTCAACTGTAACAGGCGGTGGGTATTGGACTAAAGAGTTACCTGAGCTGGACTTGGTAAAACAAAAGAACAAGTTGTTTAAAAAAGAACTTGAGAACTTTGACATGCCAGAGGTTTACAGTGCAGTTAACACAATGCAAAACACTCCATATAAAATTAATAAGTTTATTTTACATGTTATGCAAGAGGCTTGGGACAAAGGATTAGCTGTAGGTGGTATGCCGCCTAATGTTAATTATGATATTCCAAACAAACCACATGACATTGAGACAAACTCTGAAAGCAGAAAAGAATGGAAGAAGAAAGCAGTTATGGTGCATACTGAAAATGCTAGGATGTTTTCTAAAAGATTACTTTATGCTAAAATTATGTGGCTTGCTGATAAGTTTAAGGACTATGCAACATTATACTTTCCACTGCAATTAGATTTTAGAGGAAGAGCATATTGTGTACCAGCCTTTTTAAACTATCAAAGTATTACAGGTGCTAAAGCTTTATTGTCGTTTGCACATGGTAAAGAAATCACAAAAGAAAACAAAGGTGATTATTGGCTTGCTATTCATGGAGCCAACATGTTTGGTGAAGATAAAATATCTTTGCAAGAGCGTGTTGAATGGGTAAACAAAAATGAAGACTGGATATTAAAATGTGCTGAAGACCCAATGAATAATAGAAAATGGGAAGATGCATCAAATGCATATCAGTTCTTAGCTTTTTGTGATGAGTGGAGTAAGTTTAAAAAAGAAGGCTATGGATTTGTGTCTCATATTCCAGTGAGTGTTGATGGTTCATGTAATGGACTACAAGTTTACTCATTGATGTTAAGAGACAGCAAAGCTGGTAAGCTAGTTAATTTATTACCTACAGATAAACCACAAGACATCTATCAATTAGTTGCTGATGCAGTTATTGAAAAACTAAAAGTTGATGCAGCAGAGAATAAACCGTATGCTCAGTTGTGGCTTAATTATGGTATTAAACGTTCAACAACAAAACGTAGTATTATGACTATTTGTTATGGTTCAACAAGATACTCATGTACAGACTTTGTGATTGAAGATTTAACTAAACGAAAAGACAAAGGTGAAAACCATCCATTTACAGATGACCTTTTTAGGCCTGCAAGTTATCTTGCTGGTGTTATCTGGGAAAGTATTGGTGACAATCTTAAGTCTGCTAGAATTGGAATGGATTATTTACAAACCATTGCAAGAGTAGTGGCTAGAGAACAATTACCTGTACACTGGGTTACACCTGTTGGCTTTCCTGTTTATCAGTCTTATCCTGAAATGAAATCAAAAAGGGTTAAGGCAATGTTAATGGGTGAGGTGATTAAACCTAGAATAAACACTGAGACAGACTTAACAGATAAGTTAAGAATGGGTAACGGTGTTGCACCTAATCTTGTGCATAGTGTTGACAGCGCAGCAATGATGAAGACTGTTAACATAGCACATAAAAATGGTATCAAAAACTTTTGCAATGTGCATGACAGTTTTGGTACTACGGCTGGTGATGTGGAAGTTTTAAACCAGTCGTTAAGACAGGCATTTATTACAATGTTTACTGAACATGATATTTTATCAGAGTTTAGAAATGATGTAATGAAACAACTACCTGTTGAACTTCATGCTAAATTACCAGAAGTCCCTAACAAGGGTGATTTAGACATTAACCAACTTAGGGACAGTGAGTTCTTTTTTGCTTAATGGAGTTAAGTACCCATAGTAGAATAGAAAAACTAAGGAGTAGATAAAATGGCGAAGAACAATTACGTCAAAATTGTAAGTCCAGAAGGTGTATCTAAATACGCATGGCTTACAAAACCTGATACTAAGTTTGACAAAGATGGACATTTTAAAGTTAATCTTGTCGTTAGTGCAGAACAAGCTCAGCCATTAATTCAACAAATTGATGCTGAGATGAAAAAGAGTGCTGAGATAGCTAAAGAAAAGAATAAGAAAGCTGTTAAGCTCTCAAACCCACCGTACGAACTTGAAACTGATGACACTGGTGCAGAGACTGGTAACGTTGAGTTTAAGTTTAAACGTAAGGCACAAATAATTTCAGCAGACGGTAAAGTAATACCTTTTAAGGTAGCTATCTTTGATAGTTCTGGAAAACCTATGACTGATGTTAATGTTTGGTCGGGTAGTAAAATGAAAGTCAGTGCGGAACTAGTACATTGGTTTACCGCAATGGCAGGTGCTGGTGTGTCTCTTAGATTAAGAGCTGTGCAAGTTACTGAACTTGTTGAAGGCGGAGCAGACAATGCGTCTGGTTACGGCTTTGGTAAAGTAGATGGTGGCTATGTAGCACCAGAAAGCGTAGTAGAAGATGTGGCAACAACGTCTCAAGAAAACGAAGCGTCTGACTTCTAAGGAAGTTGGATTTAAATATGGCTTTCGTTCTGGACTTGAAGAACAAATTGCTACAGAACTAAGAAACAGTAGTGTATTGTATGAGTTTGAAAAGACTAAACTTAAATATGTTAAGCCTCAGAAGGCTCATACATACACACCTGATTTTTATTTGCCTAAACAAAATATTTATATAGAAACTAAAGGATTGTTTACTACACAAGATAGACAGAAGATGAGACTTGTAAAAGAACAACATCCAGAATTAGATATTAGATTTGTATTTAGTAATTCAA